GCCCGCCAGCAGGAGTTCTTCCAGCAGCGGATCCAGCAAGAGCAAGTCGTGGCGAACGAGCGTCAGGCGGCGGCCCAGCGGGTCGAGGACTTCCTGCGGACGACGCTGGGCGACCGGCAGCAGGCCGAGATGGAAGCAGCCGCCCAACTTGAGGAGCGGAAGAAGCAGGCCGCTCAGAACGTCGCCGCCATCGACGCCAAACTCGAAGAGGAGCGGCGCAAGAACGAGGCCGACCGCGACAAGGGCCGCATCCGAGAGGCCCGCGCCGGGGCCGAGCGGATTCGCACGCTGGAGAAGGCCAAGCGGGCCGAGAACGCCATCGCCCAAGGCCGCGACGCCGCGAACGAGCGGCAGCTGCAACAGTTTACCCGTGCTGACTCAGCCGCCCAGCAGTTTCAATCGCTCATCGGCCGCCAGAATGAAGCATTCCTGAAGGGCTTCCAAAACGCCTACGCCGGGGCCAACAACGCCTTAGCCCAAGGTGCCCGCGTCGCCGAGGAGCAGGCCCGCCGGATGGAGGCGCTGACGCGGCCCACGAACGCCACGGTGAACGTCGCGGACATTCGCACAGCCGAGGGGCAGGCGCTCGTGCAGGACGTGGCCGCCCAGGCGCAAGATCCGGCGCTGATTGAGGCCCGGTTGCAGACGCGGCTACTCAACACGATTGCGGCTGGCATCACGGGTGCCGCGAGCAACTACTTCAACCAGCCGGTGGCGATTGTCGGCGCGGCGAGAATGGGGTGAAGCATGGGTGTTGTATCAACCAAAGAACTAGCGCGGACGTTCGAGCGTGAGATCGGCCGCCCAGCCATCCTAAAACGGCGAATCATCTGCGTATTGGACGGCGGCACAACAAGCGGCTCGCCATCAACTGAGACGGCACTGCTTGCCGCCGCGCTCAACATCACCGAAACGCAGGCTGTAGAAGGGCCGGTGTTTGGGTTATCGCACCCGACGGCGCCGGGCTGGAAGCTGCGGAAGTTATTTATCAATGAAGGCTACGAAGGCTCGCCGTATCACGTTGAGGTGGTGCTGGAATACGGCACGGTGTTGTCGTCTGAGTTGGTGTCGCCGCTCGATCGTGGCCCAGTTGTGAGTTTTGAAGCGAGCAATGCCGAAGTTCCGGCGTTGTTCTATTTTGGCGACCAAGGCATGGCACCGCTCACTAACAGCGCCGGTGACTTCTTCCCCGGCCTGACTACGCAGGAAGGCATCGTTCGGATCAGTATTCAGCGGAACTTTTCCGGCTATCCGAGCGCGTGGCTTGGCGCAAACAACTGCGTCAACTCTGACGCTTTTCTGGGCTGCGCCCAACACACGCTTCGCGTGAGTGGCGTTAGCGCAACCTATAAGCAAGAGGTCTTTGGCGGCACGGAGGTGGGCTACTTTGATTCAACGGCGACGCTCCTCTTTCGCCAGACGGGCCACAATCTACTGCTGCCGGACGTTGGGTTTAACTACATAGAAGGAGCCCAGAAGCGCAGGGCACTTGTATTTGATTTTGAGAATGCCCAGTGGCTCCCCAGCCCAAACCCAATTGCGCTAGACGGTAGCGGCGGCCTGTCTTCCGGCCAGCCCGAGATTCTGGAGCGACGGGTTAGCCCTGAGGTGAGTTTTTCCTCGCTGTTCCCTGGTGTCTGATGAATCAAACCCCCCGCGACGCCGTACAGTTCACACGCGAGTCCGCTGAGCGGATTGCGGGCGTGGTGCGCACCATCGAACTTGCGGCACCCAAGGGCAAGCCGCTGTCATTTGAGTCCGTGCAGTCGCCGCCGCCCAACACCAAGCCGTTCCGCATCGGCACCTTCACGGCGGCATGGGGCACCGGCACCCAACAGGTGGTGACGTTCCAGAATCAGACGACGACGCCGAACACGGTGGCGGCCTTCAACCAACTCTACGACGTGGCCCCGCTCAACACGGCGCAGCCGCAGGTGTGTGCCATCGCAAAGGAAGGCACTGCGTGGTACTTCGTCAATATGATGGAGGACGGCGCGAACGACATCCGCAAGGGCAGCTTCACCGGTGCGTGGAGCAAGGGGACAACGAAGGCGGTTCAGTTTGCGGACGGCAGCACGGCCAGCGTCAACAACTCGCTGTACGCCATCCCTAACGCCGCTGGATCGCGCAACTGCATCGTGGCAAAAACCGGCGGCGCGTGGCAGTTGGCTAACGAAGAACAATCCTGCGGAACCGGCAAGGACAAGGAGTCTATCGCAAGCGCTTCAGAAGCGGTCACAGAAAACACGGAAGTTTTTCGGCTGCTGCTTTCCCGTGAAAGCGGCGACCCGTGCATGAAATGGGTCGAGGTAAAGCCCATGACTGTCATCACGAGCATCCGGTTTGAGGACAATGGCAGCGGCCCGATCATCAAATGCAAGATGTGCAAGATTTGGGTGCCAGCGTTCGGATTGCAGGGCAACACTAACCCGATTGACGTCGGATCGGGATACATCGACGTGACGATTCCGGTCGCAAACTGCTCGGTGAGTTGATGGCATTTTTTTACAACTCTGTCACAAAAACATTCCTGTTTGCACCTAGGGAGACTCCACCCTACGTGCCTGGCGCGCCGGATGAACCGTCGTTTGGCCTCATTAGGGATGGCGACTTAGGCGCTAGGGACTGCTGCTGCTGCCCGTGTTGCGCCGTGCCGGAAGGTTCGCAGATTTACGTTTGCACGAACGACACGAAAAAAAGACGGTGCATAAATGATGGCGGCACGCCGAACTGCTCCACGCCCACTTGCCAGCCAGACACTTGCTGCAACGGCGCGTGCTGCCAGGGTACGTCGTGCTCAATTAAGGCCGACGTTGTGTGTCAGCAGCTCGGAGGCGTGTTCAAAGGGTGTGGGACGACTTGCGGCGGCGGGATTTGCAATCCGCCGCCGCCGTGCATTGCGCCCTGCTTGGCATTGCCTGGAAACCCAACTGTTACGGCCATCCTTACAATCACAACCGGCGAAGGTTCAAGCTGCCCTGGCGAAAACGTAACGCTAAACCTAACGGTTGGCCGGTTGCCATTTTCTCCGTTTTACGGGGCTGAAAACGTCCCTGTTGGAGGAGTAGGGACCGCCTCTATTTACCTGCGGTGCGATTACGCGCCTGACGGGTGGTACAGCTACGCCGCCTTTACTGGCTGCACGTTTGAAAACGGCCAGTGGACTGGCGGGCAGACGGCATTCAAGACACATCAAGCCGCCACCGTGAACGGGCAGTGCAGGGTCCAGGGGGATAGCAACTACGAAGGTTTTTACGAGGGCTTCGGGTTAACAATTTCGTACACAATGCAGATCGCGTACCCATAATGGCTGTTGTTTTCGGTGTAAATGCGGTTGCTAAATGCACATGTTGCGGCGTCATTTATGACCGCGTGAAGGATGTCGTTGCGTGCAGGTGCCAATGCGAATCGCCACCGCCACAACCGCAGCCACCAGCCACGACCCACGGCCCCGGCACCGAACTGAAAAAGCTCTTGAAGCGCGTCGGCATCACAGCCTCGCCCACCTGCTCCTGTAACGCCCGCGCCCGCAAGATGGACGAGGAGGAGGCCCGCGAGCCCGGCTGGTGCGAGGCCCACGTCGACGAGATCGTTGGCTGGCTGCGTGAGGAGGCGACAAAGCGCGGCCTGCCGTTCGTTGACATGGCCGGTAGTGTGCTGGTGAAGCGGGCGATTAGCAACGCCCGCAAAGCGGAGGCCCGCCGTGCCAAGGAAGCCGCCCAAGGCGAAGACGCCGCAGTTTGACGCCGATCCCTTAGAGGACGACGACCAGCCGCCCTTCACCTTGGACGACGACGGGAACATGGTCCTGCGGCGATCTGCGAAGCCCAAGCCCACGAAAGGAAAAGCCCGTGGCAAAGGCAAAAAGCCTGCTCGCTGAGATTCGCTCAAACATCCCGAGCGGCAAGGCACTCTGCTGGCATCAGAAGGTTGCGCCAGAACACCAAGCAACGCTCGCAGAAATCCGCCGGGCATATCGTGCTGGCGAGTTTGGCACGGGCAAGAAGCCGGTGTGCCGTGGAATCGCGAAGTACCTAACCGACCACGGGATCGCCACCGTGGGCTACCACGGGGTGCTGAATTGGCTCGAAGAAAAATAGCCGACGAGATCGTGGCCGGGATGGAGCAGGCGTCGCAGCTGGCGGCCGACGCCGAACTGGCCCGGCTGCGGGCCGAGGTGGCTTCATACCGGAACCGGTATAAGGCGGCGCTCGCCCAGATCGACAAGGAGCGGGAACGGGCGAACGGCTTGGCCTCGCTGACGAGCCTCAAGCCGGTGGCCTTGAACAAAGGCACCAAGGGCCGCAAGCGGGTGCGGCACGACGCCACGGCGATTCTCATGCTGTCGGACGTTCACGCCGAAGAGCGGGTGCTGCCTGAAACCGTGAACGGCGAAAACGACTACTCGCTCGAAGTGTGTCAGAAGCGGCTCGCCGAGTTAGAGGAGCGATTCCTCGACTGCCTTGAACACGAACGAAACCAGGCGGACGTTCGCCGCGTGCTCATCTGGTTGGGCGGCGACTTCATCACGGGGCACATCCACCCCGACTGCGTAGAGGTGGCACAGCTCTCGCCGATGAACGCCACCCGCTGGATTGCCGAGCGGCTGCGCGGGCTCATCGACAGCGTGGCCAAGCACGCCGAGCAGGTGGTCATCTGCACGAACGCAGGCAACCACGGCCGCAGCAACGAGGGCAAGCCGAGGGTCGCAACAGAACTCGATCATTCGTGGGAGCAGTTGATGTACTTCACGCTCGCCCGCGAAGAGCGAAACAAGAACGTGCAGTGGCAGATTGCCGAGGGGCACCTGGGCTACGTCAACCTTGATGGGTTCCTCGTTCGCACGACCCATGGTCACTCAATTCGGTTCGCTGGGGGCGTCTACGGTCTCGCGCTGCCAGCGAGCAAAGCAATCGCCCGATGGGACGCTGGCCGCAAAGCAGACCTGACGATCTTCGGCCACTACCACTCGTGGGGCTGGCTGCGTGGTGCGAGATACGTTGCGAACGGATCGGTCATTGGACATTCCCCATACGCTGATCGGGTCGCTTCTCCTGAGCGGCCATGTCAAGGCATGGCCATTGTCGATCACCGGCGCAATGAAGTGACGCGAGCGTACCCATTGTTCTGCGACCGAGATTTGCGAAAGGGAAAGGAATGATTGACGTGGCCGACCGACTCAATGGCGATGGCGTGATGCGAGAGGGATTGCGGCCCGGCTCGCGCGAGTTTCTCGACATCCTCGACGAGATTCGCACGCTGCACCTTCGGAAGACAAAAGACTACGGGCAGGACGATGATGCTCTGAGCAACATTCGCAACTCGGCCGATGTCATCAACGTGCCCGCCTACGCTGGCTGCGTGCTGCGAATGAGCGACAAGATGCACCGGCTGCGGTCGTTCTTTCGCCGGGGCGAGGTGGAATTTGACGGCGTGGAAGACACGCTGCTGGACCTTGCGGCGTATTCAATCATTGCCCTGGTGCTGTACCGGGAGAGCGTCGAGTGACCGACCGCCGCGTGCCCTACTCCGAAGACGAGGCGCAGGAAGCGTGGCTGTGGGTGGGACGCCACGGGCCGAGCAACTCGTGGACGGCCACCAACGGCACGGCGGCCAGGATGATCGGCCGCCTGCTCGAAGAACGCGAGCGGCTGCTGGCGATGATCGCGGCGCGCGAGAACTTGCCGAGGCCAGCGGAACAATGAGCCGGGCGGCGGGTTGAGGCGGCAGGTTTTCCTTCCTTTCCCTGCCGCCTCCCCGTCAGCCCGGTTCAGTTGATGTCGAGCGGCGGCAGGAAATCCAAGGCCGACGCCTCGCCCACGATCTTCGGGTCGAGGTAGTGGTCCTTGGTCGTTCGCCCGTCCGCGTGCGTCAGGAACTCCGTGGCATCGCCGCCAGCAGCTTTGACATAGGAACCGGCCGCCTTGCGGATGGCGTGGAAGCCCTTCGGCGTTACGCCTGCCGCTAGGCATATGTCCCGAATCCGTGGCCACAGCGAGCCGATCTCGCGGTGTTGCAGCCAAGGCCATACAAGCTCGTCAGGGCCGCGACGGGCCGTGTCCAGCATCTGAACCAGTTGCGGCGTGATCGCCCGCGTAATCGTGCGCCCGAGCCCCTTGCGGTGTTCCGAGAGAAACGTGACCGTGCGGCGGGTGGAGTCGATCTGCTGCCAGCGTACTTCGAGGTGGCTGCCGATGCGCTCCCCGGTGAAGTAGCACGACATCAAGAGCGTCGGCCAAACCCACGCGGCCGGGACCGGGCCGACCATCCCCTGCCGGGTTTTGGCCACCCGCACCATGCGGCTGATCTCTTCCACCGTGTACGCCTGGGGCGGTCGGTGGGGAACGCGGACGATATTGCGGGCCAGATCGGGGAAGTGCTCCACCAGCCGCTTGCGTGCGGCTGCGTTCCACAGCCCGAGCAGTTGGCACTTGTCCTTTGCCACGGATGCCGGGCGTGCGATCTTGCCCTTGTGTGGCGTGACCGCCCGCCACCGCAGGAACTTGGATACCGTCAGATCCTCTAAGTCAGACAGTTCCGGCTCGCGTTCGAGGAAGTCGCCGAAGCGGTCGATCGAGAACGTGTAGAGCTCGACGCTGCGGGCTTTCAAATTGTGGAGGATCGCATATCTTTCGTGCAGGAACTCTCGCAGTTTCATGGCCTTTCCTTTCGCTTTCCGTGGTCCTTCGGTCACTAGTATACAAAACTTCAGCGGGAGTGCCCTCCGCTGGATGCCTTGTTCACCGCCCGATTATCGGGCGGGAAAGGCGATGCTGGCAACCGGATCGCGCCCCTTTGACACCGCTTGCCACGGCGTTAGTATTGAAGGGCATGATTACCGTGGCACTCCCGACCGGGAAAAAGCTGATTTCCACAGCCGAGGCGGCGAAGATCCTCAACGTCTCAATGGGGAGGGTGCGCCAGCTGGCCCTGCTCGGGGGCGACAAAGGCGGGCTGGACTCGTGGCACGCCGCCCCTACCGCCCTCGTTTTTGACGAGGCCGAGGTGCTCCGATTCGCCAAGCGGGACCGGGGGACCGGCGGCCGTCCTGGCAAGTTTTCCCGAAACTAGCGATTTTCACGGGAAAAACCGGGTCGAAAAAAATAATTTCTCACCCCTTGCTAGTTCTAACGCCGACGCTACAATAGGGCCATGCGAGCAAGTGAGACTCGCGGCCGACAACTGGGAGACGAAACGATGTTCAAGATCACCTTCGCCAGCCACGACAACAATTGCAGCGACGGCCAGATGGTTCGCGAGACGGAAGAGGCGGCTCGCCGTACTGCCGAGCTTCTGAAGGCTTGCGGATACCAGAGCGTGACGATCGAGGCCCGCTAGGAATGATTCAAGGTGGGGCCACCCAGCCCGCCGACAGCTGCAAAATGGGTGGCGATTTCACACTCGCAAGGACGCACGCATGAAACGCATCAACTGGGATCGGGCGCTGGAGTCGCTCGTGCTGGTTCGCTTGGGCCAAGACCTCGGCCACGACACGCCGCTGGCCCGCTTTGTCCACGACGCCATCGACATGATCCTGACCGCAGCCAAGTCTCTTTTTTGATTTTGTTCTAACGCCGACGCTATGCCGCTTGACAGAAGTTCACCCATCAATACATTTTCGCCACCCTCAAAGGAGCCAGTAGACAGATGTTCAGTACCGACCCCCATCACAACGAGTATTTGGCCGCCGTCGCTGGGATGGCTGACCACACCCCGAGCCCGGCGACCCTGCCCGCCGAGGGCGACTTCGTGAGCGGCTGCACCGCAGGCCGCCGGTGGCAGGGCCGGGTCGAGTGGGTCGAGGGCGACCGCCTCACGGTGGACGTGGGCGGCGCATGGCTGGCCGTCAGCGTTCACGACATCACGCACTGAAACACGGAGCCCGGCGGAGCCGGGTACGCCACGGAAGGGAAACGACCGGCAAGGCAGGACGCGGAGCCGGTTTTCACATCACGCAGAAAGGGACGCGAAAGATGAGCACGGAGATTTCAACGCAGCGGGCAGGCGGACTTGCCCTTCAATCGTTCGACGACGCCTTCCGCTTCTCGAAGATGGTGGCGGCGTCAGAGTTCGCCCCCAAGGATTTCAGGGGCAAGCCAGAGTCCTGCATGCTGGCCATCCAGCACGGGAGCGAAGTCGGCTTGAGCCCGATGCAATCGCTTCAGAGCATCGCCGTCATCAACGGCAGGCCCACGATCTGGGGCGACGCTGCCCTGGCCTTGGTGCAGAGCAGCCCCGTCTGCGAATACGTCAAGGAATACACCGAGGGCCAGGGCGACAACCTGACCGCCGTGTGCGAGGCCAAGCGTCGCGGCTACCCGGCTCCGACGATCAGCCGGTTTTCGATGGCCGACGCCAAGCGGGCCGGGCTGGCTGGCAAGAGCGGCCCGTGGACCCAATACCCCGAGCGGATGCTGGCCCTGCGTGCTCGTGGCTTTGCCCTTCGCAACGCCTTTGCAGACGCCCTGCGTGGCCTCATCACGGCAGAGGAGGCCCAGGACTACCCGCAGGCCGAACCCGCCCGCGAGCCGGTGCAGGTGCGGCCCAAGTTCGACACGCCGGTGCCTGCCGCCGTGCAGGTCGCCTTGGCCCCGTCAGCGATTGAGAAGGCCCGTGCGGCCGTCAGCCGGGCGACCACGATCGACCGGCTCGAAGCCCTGCGGACGACCGCCGACGAGCGGCTGGGCGACGGCACGTTCACCGAGGACGAGCACAAGGAAATCTGCTCGGCCATCCACGCGAAGCTCGACGCACTCATGGCGGAGGCACAGTCGTGACCCAGCCCATCACCACCTTCGCCTACCTCGAAGAGGAGGCTCGCCGCGAGGAGTCGGACATCCGCATGAAGGATCGTCCGCCGATTCGGATGCCTTCACGGGTTCGCAGCGGCGGCTTCCAGCCGATGCCGATGGCGACGCTCACTCCCGAGCAGGCGAGGGCGGCTGGGTGGGAGCTCTACAAGGCACTCGTGGGGCTCGACCAGGTGCTCGCAGAGCGCGGGCAACTGACCGACGCCGTGATCGTCAACGTCTGGGGCGGCGCTCGCGCCGCCGTGAGACACGCAAGCAAAGCAACACCTGAGGAACACAACGATGGCGTGGCACGACAGTTGGACGCAGATGCGAAAGAAGAAACAGCCCCAGCCGCAGGGGGAAGCCCGCACGAGGGCAGCGGTGGCGAAGCGGGAGACGCGTAAATCCACCGCAGCCGAGGCTGGCCCAAACAAAAAAACTCCCGGCCAGTGACTCGACCGGATGCCGCACGTCACGCGGCCAAATCAACAGGAGGACGAAGCGATGGATCGACAGTTTGCCCAAGAAGTTTTGCGACTGCTTTGCGTGTCGGACGAGGAGTCTGCCAAGGCAACCGATCACATTTCCAGCATCACCATTGAGGAAGCCAACTGGTTTGAGGACGCCGAGCAAAAGTTTTTTGACGGCCTTCCAACGCCAGACGCGAACTTTCTTATTGACCCGCATGACGCGTTGACTGCCATGCAAACCAAGCAGCGGTGCCGACAACTGCTTTCGGCAACTGCCTACCGAGAAATCGGATGGCCTGCGCTGGCCGTGTTTGACCGCGCACTTTCGTCACTTGGCACGGGCAAGGATTGGATTCAGCCGACAGGCTGGGCAAACGTGCCGCCTGAGAACGGCTGTGGCCTGCTTCCTTCGTTGCTGTTGTGCCAAGCGGCAGTTTGGGCCAGCGGGTACATCAACGCCGTTAAGGCCCGCGACCCCGAGTATGCCGGGAAGTCGCTCTGCAAGCTGGCCTATCTCGTTACGGTCTTTTTGATGGCTTTTCCGCAGCCGCCGATTTCAGAGCAAGACCAACCAAGCGCGGAAGTTTTGGCACGGTAGCAACGGATTCGACACGCAACGCAAGGAGGCATCTATGCCGCAGGTATTTGAAGACATCCAGATCGACGCCGAGTTTGCCGCACTGATCCCACCGCTGTCGGCCGAAGAGCGGCAGCAACTCGAAGAGAACATCGTCGAGCACGGCGGTGCTCGCGACCCGCTGGTGGCGTGGGCCAGCAAAGGGACGCTCACGCTGCTCGACGGCCACAACCGCTACGAGATCTGCACGCGGCTAGGACTGCCGTTTGACGTTCACGAGATGCGGCTTAAGAGCACCGACGAGGCCCGCCATTGGATCGTCAAGAATCAACTCGGGCGGCGAAACCTCACCGCTGATTCTTTCACGTATCTTTTGGGGCTGGACTACAAGCTTGAAAAAAGCCAAGGCAAGAGAAACGACCTGACTTGTGATCAAAATGATCACAAGTTGAAGACTGCGGAGCGGCTTGCCGTTCAGCATGGAGTGTCACCAGCGACAGTCCGACGTGCCGAAAAATTCTACGAGGAGGTTGAGAAAACCCCTGAACTGAAAAAGGCCGTTGAGGAGGGCCGCCCCGTCCTGCAAGTAAAGCGTGAACTAAAAGAGCAGGCACGAGAGGCTCGCCGCGAAGAGAACCGCCAGAAGATTGCGGCCGTTCCTGAGCCAGAGAAGGCCGCCGCTGTCGCACAGGCGAAGTACGCCACGATCGTCATCGATCCGCCTTGGGACTGGGGCGACGAAGGCGACCAAGACCAGCTCGGCCGCGCTCGCCCCGACTACAGCACGATGTCAATCGAGCAGCTTGAGCGACTTGATGTCGGCGGCTTGGCCGATGACGACTGTCACATCTACCTGTGGATCACCAACCGATCGCTGCCAAAGGGCTTTCGCCTGCTTGAGGCGTGGGGCTTTCGCTACATCACGGCGATTACATGGGTTAAGCCGCACTTCGGGATGGGCAACTACTTCCGTGGCCAGACCGAGCACGTCCTGTTTGGCGTAAAGGGCAGCCAGCCGCTGAAGCGCAAGGACGTTGGCACCGTCTTCGAGGCCGACCGTGGTCCGGCCGGGCATAGCAGCAAGCCGCCTGAATTCCTTGAGCTCGTTGAGTCATGCAGCCCTGGCCCGTTCTTGGAAATGTTCTCGCGATCGGCGCGGCCCGGCTGGGTTGCTTGGGGGGAAAACACCAATGCGACCAAATGAATACGACTTCGATGAGCAGTTGCTGATGTCGTCTGGACACGCAGCGTCAGTTGACGTTCGCGACGTTCTTCTGTCGGCAATTCCAGGCGCTTTGGACGCGCACGCTGCCGCCAAGGAAAACGACCGCCTCGGCGTCGATTGGTGGGTTGAGATGACTAACGCCAAGCACCTGGCTGTTGACGCCAAGGTGCGTGAGGAGGACTGGGCCGCGACCCATCCCGACGAGGACGACCTAGCGCTGGAAACGTGGTCCGTTGTTGAGAAGGGCATCGTCGGCTGGACGCGCGATACCAACAAGCGGTGCGACTACGTTCTTTGGCTGTGGAAGGAGACGGGCCGCTACTGCCTTATCCCGTTCCCAATGCTCTGCGGCGTGTTCGCTGAACACTGGGAAGCGTGGCGTGATGAATACAAGGTCAGCACGCAGCGTACCCGCAGGAACGGCAGCGAGTACCACAGCGAGTGCGTCTTTGTTCCACGCCGTGAAGTGTGGGCACGGATCTACGAAACCTACGGCGGCAGCATGAAGCTGCAAAAGGCAGGTGTGTGATGACCGGTGAGCACCTGCGTGTACGAGATTGCTACGTCGGCCAGCGGGTCTTCTGGTGCATGTGGATTCACCAGGAGGACGCTGATCGAAGGCGGATAAATGGGGAGCCGGTGACCGGATGGTATGCGTACCGTCGCGGTCTTTCGCCGGAAATATGGACTGGCGTGGTTGAAAGGCTCACGAAAAGTGGCTGCATCATGCTGAGGCATTTTGGCAGAGCGGGGAACGTGTATTCGTGCGAAGTCGATGCCGTCCATGACGCTTATCGCTTTTTTTGCAGCCTGCATCTAAGCGACAGATACAGCCACTTAGTGCGCCCTGGCCTTGAGGAGGCGTCTCGGGTCTTGCGTTTGCTCTGCGATTTGGAAGTCGGCTGCCATCAAGCACAGGCGGCAATGAACTTGTCCGAGGTGAACTATGGCCGGTGAATGGTTCCCAGTAGACGTTGCCCTGGACACGAAGCCCGAGGTGCAGGAGCTCGTTGACCTGACCGGCGAGCCGGTAGAGGTCATCGTCTTCCGCCTGTTCAAGCTGTGGGGCTGGGCTCAACTCAATTCGAGCGATGGCACTTTCAGGGCCACGCCCGCCCGCCTGGGCCGCATCTGTGGCGGCACGGAATCCTTCTGGCTGGCCGTGGCGAAGGTGGGCTGGATCGCCTTCGCAGAGGAGACGGCCCAGATCCCCAAGTGGATAGACCGTTTTTCAGGGGCTGCCAAGGCCCGAACGCTCAAGAACCGCCGCCAAAGTCGCTACCGTGGCGCTCATGTAGACGGTGATGTAGACGCAGGTGCGCCACGCGAGCGTCTACCACAGGACATAACAGGACAGGACATAACAGAAGAAGACATACAGGCTGCGCCTGTTGCTACGAGCGATCCGCCGAAGCGGCGGAAACGCTCGCAGCCCCACGATGCCGTCTCGTGGTCTGCTGACGCAGGCTGGAAGGGGATCACGGACGCAGACCGCTCCGAGTGGGCCAAGGCGTTCCCCGGTGCCGTGCTCGACCAGGAACTCGCCAAGGCGACGGCCTGGCTGCACGCCCACCCCGAGCGGGCCGGGAAGCGTAAGTGGCGGGCGTTCATCGTCCGCTGGCTCTCGAAGTGCCAGGACAGCGGCGGCACGAACCGCACGCCCCGCAACCGCCCCGACGAGAAGCCGCCCCCGAAGGTCTGGCGTGACCAGTACCAAGCCGCCCCATACCGGCGACCGCGTGAAGTCGCCGCACTTGCCGAAGGATTGAAACTCAAGGAAGAGGACATATGACCGCAACAGCCCGACCGCCCCTGACCGCCCGCCAGCGTGAGCTTCTCGACTGGATTCGTGAGAACTCGCGTCTCGCGGCCCCGACCGTGCGAGAGATCGCAGCGGCCCACGGCATCGCCTCGCCCAACGGGGTGCAGTGCCACCTGAACGCCCTCGAAAAGAAGGGCTACCTGCGTCGCAACCCGAACAAGGCCCGCAGCGTGGAGGTGGTCGATGAGTGAGAACCCGCACCCCGCCCCTGCTCCGCTGATCGTGGCGGATCTGTGCGCCCAGGCCGCATGGCTGGACGCAATCGACGACGACTCCCGGCTGCGGCTGGAGTGGGCGGCCGACACGATCCGCGAGCTGCACGCGCGGCTCGTGAAGAACGCCGCCACCTTGGAGAAGACCGAATCCGAAGCCCACCAGATGGCGCTCTACATCAAGTCGATGTTGAGCCAGAAGGGCGGTGCCGCATGACGCTCTCGCAACTCGCCCTGATCTGTGCCGGTTTTTTGCTCAACGCCGCGACGTTCGTTCTCGGCGTGATGGTTGGTTTGTCACTCTCACGAAAGGATTCCCATGACCGCAACAGCAACGAAGCCACGGAAGGCTCGCGCCAGTGGCATCTCCCTACCGATCGCAGCGCTCCGTGCCGCCCTGGCTGCGGTGCGGGCCGCTGTTCCAAGCAGAAGCCCGAAGCCGATCTTGCACAACGTGCTCCTGGCAAACGGCGGGATCACGGCGAGTGATCTTGAACTTCAGGTGTCGGCCGAGGTGCCGTACACCGACGCCCCGCTGCTGCTCCCGTTCGCCCGCTTGCAGGCGATCCTCGGGGCCGCGTCGGGCGACGAGGTGACGCTGGCCCCCAGCGGCAACTCTTGCACGGTGAGCGTTGGCGGCGGCACTTGGACGCTGCCCACGGAGGACGCGGCGGAATTCCCACAGTGGGAAACCCCCACCGTGAAGCCCATCTGCCGGATCCCGGCCGACCAGTTCGTGCGGGCCGTGAAGGCGGTGGCCTACGCGACGGACACCGATTCGAGCCGGTTCGCCCTCGGGGCGGTGCTCGTCGAGGTGAAGGATGGCACGGTGACGCTGGTGGGCACGGACGGGCGGCGGCTCTCGTCCTACGGCATCGAGGTGGACCAGGCGGTGGACGACTCCACGACGCTGATCCCGGCGCGTGCGATCCTGACCATCAGCAGCATCGCCTCGCACAGCGAGGGGGCGGTGCAGCTGGAGGCCACCGACCGCGAGGTGGTGGCGACCATCGACGGCACGGTGGTGACGGCCCGGCTCGTCGAGGGCCGCTTCCCCCGGTGGCGTGACGTGATCCCCGAGCGGGATGCGAAGGCGTCGCTCGTGAACGGGGCCGAGCTCCTGGCGGCGACGCGGCAGGCGGCCATCGTGACGAGTGAGCAGTCGAAGGGCGTGACGTTCGCCTTCGTGGAGAACGGCATCCACCTGACGGCGCAGAGTGCCGAGGCGGGGCAGTCGAGCGTGACGTGCGGTCTGCTGGAAGCGGGCCAGACGGCGAGCGTGGCGCTCGACCCCGGCTTCGTGGTCGAGTTCCTGCGGGGCGTGGACGAGGCCGAGCCCGTCGAGGTCGAGGCGGTGGACGCTCAGAGCGCGGTGGTGTTCCGGTGCGGCGACTGCACCGGCGTGGTCATGCCGTTGGCGAAGGACTGATGCTAGAGACGCTTCGCAAGATGTGGGATGCCGGGGTGCCTGCGGATGTGATCGCAGCGCACCTCGGCATCCGGCGGCAACGGCTGCACGAACTGCGCCGCGAGCACGGTATACCGGATCGGGTATGCAAGTACCGCAAGCGGATCGTGGACCCGACGCCCGACGAGATCGCAGAGCGGGCGCGGGAGTGCCGCGAGCGGCACTTCGCCCAGCGGCGGGCCGAGCCTGACGCTTGACACGGTTGCCATCCTGCGGGGGTTCACTCACCCCAGGAGCAACGCCATGCGTTTTGCCTTCGTCGTCTTTCTCGCTCTCGCCGCTTCGTGTGCCTACGGCCAGACCATCGTGGTGCGCGGCCCGGCCGTCGTCTCTGCCCAGGAGCACGCCACGATCATCGCCCGGCGCGGCACGCTCGTGCATTCCCAGTGCAGCCAGACCGAAGGGATAGGTATGGGGTCGACGCCAGAGGCTGCCCGGCGCGCGTGTTGTTTCTTTGGCAAGAAGGTCATCGTCGAGGAAGGCGTGGCCTACTCGCCGGTTACGCGCCGCTGGTACGCCGTCATCCGGTATCGGTGAATCATGGCCCCGTGGCTCATCGCACTCACCGGCGTGATCTACCTGTTCGTGTCTGCCGACCTGGCTGCGCACGGCAAGCACGGGCTGGCAATTGCCTACGCGGGCTACGCGGCGGCGAACGTCGGTCTGTACATGGCCGCGAGGACACCGTGAAGCCGTTGACCTTCTCCGTGCCCGGCGATCCCGTGCCGCAGCCGAGGCCCAGAGTCTCGACGCGGGGCGGGTTCGCTCGGGCGTATGTGCCGGGGAAACACCCGGTGCATGCGTACCGGGCGGCCATCGCAGCGGCGGCCCTCGAGGCCGGGGCAACGCCGATCACGACGGAGCCGCTCACGGTGATCCTCGATCTCGTCTTCGCCCGCCCGGCCTCGCACCTGACAAAGAAGGGGCTGCGGAAGGGGGCACCGCTGTTGCCACGGTTCGACGTGGACAACTGCGCGAAGGCGGCCCTCGACGCCTTGAACGGCGTGGCGTTCGAGGACGACTCGCAGGTGGCGAAGCTCGTGGTGGAGAAGTCTTACGGCCAGGAGGCACGGACCACCGTGCGGATCGCATGAGCAACCAGAGCCTCTACGATTTCTTGTCGGGCCACTGCGAAGAGAACGCCGTGCGGTCCTACTTGGAGATCGGCACCCGCGACGGCGGCTCGTTGCGGGTGGTCGTGGAGAACGCCCCGGCCCTTGAGTCGATCGTGTGTGCCGACACATGGGGCGGCGAGTGGGGCGGCTCCTCGCGCGGCTCGCACGAACACATCGACCGGCTGCTGGCCGGGATGCTCTACACGGGCGAGGTGCGATACCTCGACGGCGACTCGAAAGAGACGATCCCGACGCTGGCCGAGCAGTTCGATCTGATCCTCGTGGACGGCGACCACTCCTACGAGGGCGGGCTGGCCGATCTGCGGAACGTCTGGCCGCTGTGCAGGCCCGGCGGCTGCGTTGCGTTTCACGACATCACGCATCCGGCGCATCCCTACCTGCTGACGGCGTTCGACGAATGGGTGGAGGAGCGGCGGCCCGAGATCGCCGTCTGGCGGCATGTGCTCGAACCATACGGCGTGGCCGTGGCGGTGAAGCGATGAACATCCCCGATCACTTGGTCTATCCACTGGAGCCGTTCGCGGCCGACTACCTGCGGCTTGCCGAGGCGGGCGAGTCGATCCTGAAGGACTCGTCGGTGGTCTTCGTGGGCCTGGCTCGCAACTGCGGGCCGCACCTGCGGAACAACCTCCTGCGGCTAGAGCAGCTGGTTGAGTCGTGCGGCTCGTGGGCTCTTCGAGTCGAAACGAACGACAATGCAGACGACACGGTGGAGGTGTTGGAAACGTTCTGCGCTGCTCACCGGCAGGCGTCTTTCCGAGATCGCACGCTGGGCCGCGAGCACTACGGGGCCGAGTTCGCGGGACGCCGCACGATCGCCCTGGCCGAGTACCGCACGGCGTGCCAAGAGTGGGTCCGTAAGCACCACGCCAACGCCGACTTCGTGGTGGTCGTGGATTGGGATGCGTGGGGCGGATGGTCGCACTCGGGCTTCCTGCATGGTGTGGGGGCGCTGGCCGCCACGCCCGACGCCTACGGCATGGCGAGCGTGTCTCTCATCGAATACCCCGTGATGGCACAGGGCGAGGACAAGCAGCCGAAACTCGTGCGTGGATGGGTTCACTATGACGCCTGGGCCTTGCGGCTCAATTCCACGTTCGACGACTACACGGCCGGGCTTGGCGGCTGGAAGCACCAGTGGCTTCCGCCAGTGGGATCGCCGCCGGTGCCAGTGGTGAGCGCGTTCGGCGGCATGGCGATCTACGACAGCTTCGCCTACCTGCGGGGGCACTACGACGGCGACAAGGATTGCGAGCACGTTGGCTATCACCGCAGCATCACGGAGCGGACGGGGCAGAAGTTGTATCTCGACCCGTCGATGAGAACGGTCATGCACTGGATGGAGCCGACCGATGGCGGGCGTGACGGCGACCATTGATTTCCAGACGCTGCGGATTCAGTGGGCATCGCACTCGTCGATGTACTCGATCTGCACGCATTGGACGATCACGAAGGATCAGCTCATAAGGCTGAAAGCCGTCGCCCATCTGCCGCCACGGCACGACCGCCGGTTCCGTTTCAAGCCCGAACGCCAGCGCGACCCCACGCCCCGCGAGATCGAGCAGGCCTGCAAGGAGATTCAGGCCCGATGGGACGAGCACACCCGCTACGAGCGGGCGGTGACGAAGCCCACGCAATTCCAGCTGCGACAGATCGAGACGCCCGAGGATCTGCGGCACATGGAGGGCGGCGAATGAGCGACCCAATCCTGGGGAAGATCGTCGTGGATTTCTCGCAGAAGTACATCAGCGTCTACCTCTGCGAAGGCGACGGCACCGTGAAGGATGGCGACCATTTCCGCTGGCCGTACCGCCTGGACGTGAAGGACGCCCGGCAGGAAGTGAAAGACTGCTTCGACTGGTTCTACGACTTCTGCAATGACACGGTGAACGGCTTGTCGGACGAACTGCAAGACGGAGGGGGTGGCGGGGCAGACTCGGGGTAGGAGGCCCACCAATGCAGAACTACGGCGCGACCGACCAAGAGATCGCCCTCTACGGCAACAAGCTGAACCTGTGGCAGTCCCTGGCCCTTTTGCAGGCATGGGCTCCGCTCATCGCCTATGCCCAAAGGTTTGTGAATGAGGCTGACCCGTACCGCAAGAGCCTCATCGTCTCGGAAGCCGCCGAGTGGCTGGCCTCGAAGACGAACGCCACGGCCGACGACCAACTGGTGCGGTTGCTTGCGGACATTCTCAAAACGCCGCAGGGCGAAGCCCTTGTGCGGTGGTGCCTTCTCCAAGTGGAGGGAGCGAAGTGACCCTTGATGCTGCCATTCGTATCGTCGCCGCTCTGGCGGCAGTGGCTCTCGTCGCTGGCCCCGCGATTGCCGCCGTGGCTCGCAAAGCCCAAGCCCACTGGCAAGACCGTGCGGTGGCGGCCCCAGGTGAAGCGGCCCCAAGCGTGACGGGCAAAGACCTGCACGTCGTGCTTGACCTGGCCACGAGGCTACGGGCGGCGGGCTGCACCGAAGGCGTGGCCCTGTGCCAGCAGCTGCTCGACGTGATGCTCGGCAACACCTCGAAGGCGAAGAAATGAGCGTCGGTACTCGGCTTGCCATCGCGTTTGTACTCGGCTGCGTTGCGGCGTTTGGGATGCCGCAGCCCAAGCAGGCCGCGCCGACGTTCTTGATCGACGTGAGTGACGACATGAAGACGAAGGTGGCCGACGTTGCCCGTGCGCTGAAGGCGGCCAGCCCGGCCGAGCGGGCCATCTGGGCATCGGTGTGGGAGAAGGCCGCCGTGGTCGTGGCGGGCGACGCCGTGACCACCGAGGTGGTATTCACCGACACGCGATCGCTGCGGGGCTTCACCGTATTGTCGCTGGACATCGCATGGCGTCGCCTAGGTGGCGTGAAGCCGGGGCAGTACCCCGGCCTGCGTGAGGCCGTCGAGAAGGCGATGACGGGCGTGGTTGGGCTCGACGTGAAGCCGGTGGACGCCGACCTGCGGCGGGCCTACGGCGAGGCGTGCAGGGCGATTGCGTGGGCTGGCATCGGCAACGGAGGCTAGACCGTGGCCGACTTCATCCCCTTAATGGGATACCAGCCCGACCGGAAGGGCACCGACGACTTCCTGGCGACGCTCGCCCGGCCGACGCTCGCGCAGGCTGGCCCCGACCTGGTGCTGGACGAACGCAAAGACGTGAACCTCGGGCACTACCTGCTCAAGGTGGCCCCCGATTGGAAGCGTGGAGCCCAGAAGATCGGCAGCTGCGTCGGCTGGGGCTGGGCATTGTCGTGCGACATCCTCGCGGCCTGCGACATCCTCCTGCGAAACGAGCGGGAGAGTTACGGCGGGCGGGTGCTCGAGGCCTCGATTTACGCCTTTTCCCGCGTGGAAATTCGCGGAGGCCGGAACCTCGGCGGCGACGGTTCCTATGGCGGCGCGGCAGCGAAGGCCGTGACGAACTACGGCACGCTGCACTACGGGATCAATTACGACGGCGTGGCGTTCACCGACAACTCGGGGCAGCGGGAAAAGGAATGGGGCCGCGACGGCGTGCCGGATCGGTTCGAGCCGTTCGCCGCAAAGCACAAGGTGAGCAGCGTGGCCTTGGTGAAGACGTTCGAGGATGCCGCACGGGCGATCCAGAACGGCTACCCGGTGGCCGTGTGCTCCATGCGTGGCTTCTCCATGACGCTCCGCGATGGCTACCTCACGCCGATGGGCCAGTGGGCTCATTGCATGATGTTCGCGGGCGTGCGGTGGAGCCCGAAGCCTGCCCTGCTCTGCGTGAACTCGTGGGCGGATTGCTACTCGGGCAGCGTAGACCCCAACCTGCCGCCGCAGTTCCAGCGGTCGGCCGGATGGGTCGAGGCCGCCACCTGCACGTCGATGCTCTCGGGCGAAGACTCATTCGCTTTGAGCGGCTACGCAGGCTTCCCGCCCCGCACGCTGCCCGATTGGACCGGAGGCGTTCTATGAAGACGGCCGCCCTCGTCACCGGCGTGATGCTGCTGGGCGTGCCCAGCTGCGGCGTGGTGCAGCCTGACCACCCCGACATCGTGGCGGATCTGGCCTGCGAGACAGCCCGCATGAGCGTCAAGCTCAGCCAAGAGATGGCACCGGCCCCGGCGTCGGACAAGTGCGACAACTGCGATGGCAAGGGCAAGGTGCGCAGTGGTGATGGAATCTCCGTGTTTACCTGCCCCGTCTGCAAAGGCACCGGAAAGAAGGTGGCGAAGTGAGCCTCGAAGACCTCGACGCCGCCGTGTGGGCCAGCCTGTCGGCCAGAAAGCACCTCGCCGGAAAGCCGCTCGTCTCCCGCCTGGTGCGGCGCGTGGTCCGCAAGTGGCCCGCCGTGGCGATCTCGCAAGCCCGGCCCGACTCCTACGGCGTGATGCTTGAGCAGGTTTCCGCCAGCATCGAACGCAGCGAACGGCAGAACGTCCGCATGGGGATCATCCTCACGCTCGTGCTGGGTGTGCTGATTCAAGAAATTGTCAAAGCGATCCTGGCGTGGTGGATGAAATCTGCCAGCAATCGCATTGCACTTGTAGGCTGGCAGACGGAGATGCGGCGATGACAGCGGAAGAACTCAAGCAGGGCGTGCTCGACACATTCCTGCGGATCGCGGATCGGTTCGGCGTGCCGTGCGTGATTCTGGCCGTCGTTCTCTACTTCGGGCGTGAAGCGGCGATTGCCCTGCACGACAGCGTTGTGGAGCCGGTGGTGCAGTCGCACGTCGAGTTTCTGGAGAGCACGAAAGAGACGATGGCGAAGCAGGCCGACACGCTCCAGGAGCTCGCCAAGGGCCAGCAGGAGATCCAGCAGGTGCTTGCACGGCCTGCTAATACCGAGGGCACAAACTAATGGCCTCCTACGATCAAACGCCGGGCACGCTCAATCTGTCGTTCAAACGATCAGATGACTTCAGCGCAATGGTGGACTTCTCCATATCGCTGGCCTCTTACACCGTGACCGCTGGCATCACGTCGCTGGTGAGTGGTGCCGAGGTGCAGCCGCTCACCGTGTCGTTCGTCTCGGCCACGGCCGGACAGGTAAACGTGAGCCTCACCGACACGCAGACCGCCGCCCTGGCTCGCGGCACCTACGGGTGGCAAATGAAGTGGACCGAGAACCAGGCCACGCGAACGGCCCTCACCGGCTTCGTGGAGGTGCTTTGATGCCGCCGATCAACGCGAACGTGACGAACCAGCAGATCACGGCGAGCGTCGGAGAGACGCAGATCGACGTTTCGGTCAGCGGTGGCGTCGGCCCCACGGGGACGGCAGGCGCGGCTGCATCGGTTCAGGTCGGCACCGTGACGACGGGTGCGCCGGGATCGTCAGCGAGCGTCGTCAACGCTGGCACCAGCTCGGCGGCCGTGCTGAACTTCACGATCCCCGCCGGGGCTACCGGCGCAACGGGGGCCACGGGACCGCAAGGCGAACGCGGCGAGCAAGGAATTCAAGGAATCCAAGGCGTCGCCGGAATCCAGGGACCAGCGGGACCAGCCGGGCCTGCGGGCACCACGACCTGGGCGGGCATCACCGACAAGCCCTCGACCTTCCCGCCGTCCACCCATCAGCACGTCGCCGCTGACATCAGCGACTTCACAAGCGCCGTCATTGCCGCCGCGCCGCCGACCACGAACGCTTCGCTTTTGACGAGCGGCACTCTCCCCGACGCGCGGCTCTCCTCGAACATCGCCCGCACGAGTGACGTTTCCGCTGCGGTCGCCGCCGTCGTGGGTGCGGCCCCTGAGAGCTTGAACACGCTTCAAGAGTTGAGCGCCGCACTGGCGAACGACGCGAGCTTCTCGGCCACCGTGACGAACAGCCTCGCCGCGAAAGCCCCGCTCGCGAGCCCGACGTTCACCGGAACGGTTAGCGGCGTCACCAAGTCGATGGTCGGCCTCGGCAACGCGGATAACACCAGCGACGCCTCGAAGCCCGTCAGCACGGCACAAGCTGCCGCAGACGCCGCCGTAGCCTCGGCTGCCGCGTCGGACGCCACGACCAAGGCCAACGCCGCCCAGGCCGCAGCGGTGCAGCGGGCAAATCACACTGGAACGCAGGCAGCGACGACCATTACGGGCCTCGCGACCGTCGCCACGAGCGGGTCGGCGGCAGACCTCACGGGAACGCTTGCGAACGGGAGGCTGCCGTCTGCGATCAGCGTGATGTCGGTGATGGCCGGAAGTCTAACCGCAACCGGAGGCAACTTATCTTCAGGAAGTACGCTGTTTACTGTCAATTTCCCTCTGACGGGACAGTTCGGGATTTCGCAGTCTGGCAGCGTCGCGGGCGTTAGTGCTGTCACCATTGGCGAGTGGCAAGGTGCAGCGATTGCCGTCGCCTACGGCGGCACCGGCGCGACGACGGCCTCGGCGGCGCGCACGAATCTCGGGCTCGCCATCGGCACCGATGTACCTGCCCTCTCTCATACGCATAGCGCAAGTCAGGTGACTTCGGGCCAGTTCGACGTTGCCCGCCTCCCCAGCCTCCCCGCCTCGCAGATCGGGAGCGGTGTGCTGGCTACCGCGAGGCTCGGCACCGGCACCGCATCGGCGTCGAACTATCTGCGTGGCGATGGGGCGTGGGTTGCCGCGCCAGTGACCAGCGTGAACGGGCAAACGGGGGCCGTAACCGTAGCGGCTTCCGCAAAGAAATTCTGGTGGATGTAGGAGTAGCGAATGCCAATCCCTGACCTGTGCAATCCGACGAAGGTCGAAGCGAAGAACGCCAAACTGGCGATCACAACGTCGGCCACCGCGATCATCAGCAATGCAGCCGCCAGCAATAAGACGCTCCGCGTCGTGTCGCTCTACGTCTCCAACGTCGATGGCGTGGATGCCGCGAGCGTTACGGTTTCGATCTTCGACGGCAGCGTGACGCGGCATATCTGCAATACCGTGTCCGTTCCTGCCGACTCCACGCTTTCGGTCATCACCCGCGAGGACGTTGTGTATCTCATGGAGGGCGATGCCCTGCGGCTGACTGCCAGCAATAGCGGCGACTTGGAAGCCATCGTGTCCTACGAAGAGATTTCGTGATGCCACGCCGCAACGGCTCATACTTCGGGTTGACGGTGAACCCCACGCCATCCGTTGCCAGCGGTATCTGGCGGGTGCGGGAGGCAGAGGAGTTTTTGCGGGTCAACAAGTGGCCCGCCACCCCCGGCGTGCCGGGTTCGCCGGTCGGCATTGCTGGCGACGGCCAAGTGTCGCTCACATGGTCGGCCCCAGCGCTCGGCACCCCGCCGACTGATTACCAAGTGCAGTATTCGTCCAACTCAGGATCAACGTGGACGACGTTTGCCGATGGCACCAGCACCGCAACGTCGGCTGTGGTCACTGGCCTGACGAATGGCACCGGCTATATCTTCCGCGTGCGGGCCGTGAACGCACTTGGCGAGGGGCCGTATGGTGCGGCGAGCGGAGTGGTGACGCCAGACGCGGGGATTCCAGCCTCCGGCGTTGCTTTCTGGCTAGATGCGAGTCACGCCCCAAGCCTGACGGTAAGTGGCGGCAGTGTCAGCGCTTGGCTAGACCGGAGCGGAAACGCGAGGCACGCAACTCAGG